GCTATGCACAGGGCCAAGTGGTGAGCCTGGGGGCAGATTCCCTGCATCATAGTAGAAGGAAGTAAACTTATCCGCGAATCCTATGACGTAGTTCAACTGCTTTGCCAATGCAACTGGTCCGCCCAGGTCCGCATTCAGCACCAAGTAGTTGAGCGCATCCCAGTTCCTAGGGTCACTCAAGTTTGACCCTGTGATTTTCCCGTCAGTCGTCATCACATAGTAGGTACTGTCGAGAAACACCATCCCAGGAAGCATTGACGTAGGGACGTTGTTTACAGTCAACGTAGCCGTGGCGCCAGTAATTCCTCCAAGTGGGAATGTCGCTATCGGCGGCACAAGATAGTTATCCCCCACGACTGTGATAGTGATTGCGGTAACTATCCCACCTGAAATCACATAAGTCCCAGCCGCACCTGACCCTGTATCGCCAGAGGCGGCTGTTATTGTCAGCGCGTAAGTTCCGTCGGTGCCCCCTGCACCTGGCTGCACCACCACAGCACCGGCAACGCCGCGAGGGACTTTCACCAGGTTCACGCCTATGCTCAGTCCAGGCACTGGCAGTTTCGCCGCTGACGTGGAAGTCGCTGGCACAGCGGGCTGCGCCGGCACAACAACACTAGAATACTGCATTGTCCAGATATTTGCAGCGTCCTTGAAAGCCAATATCCCATTCGTTGCAACTTCTGTGAAGTCATAAGGGCCGACACCACCTGGAATCGCAGCAACCAGTAGGCCAGTTGTTAAAGAGTATATACTATTGCTAATAACTATCAGCGTTCCAAGCGGAGCAAAGTTGAACATCCCTTGACCAACCCCAACTGGCAATTGTGCCACAGTCGCAAGACCCGGCCGTTTCTGCCCACCGAGAACATTAGTGGCCTTGGAGTCTTTGGTTAAAGTCCCATCTCTTGTGGTGATGGTCAAGGCGGTCAAAGGGATTTTCATTGCGCTGCCTGCCTCAGAATGTGATTGCCATTACGTCTGCAATTGTAGTTGCCGCACGTATTGCAGCTTTCTGCATCTGTTTATGCACAAACAAAGCATTGACGTTAGCCACACCAGTCGCAAACAGCCCTTGCAGCTGCAATAGCGTCATCGTTACTGGCTGATTGTTTACATCGTACCAGGCAAAGTTAGATGGAACTGTGCCGCCCACCGCGATAAGAGCTTGCAAGCCCGTAATCGCACGGTTCATCAAGTCCTGACTATCTTTGTCAGCTTGAAATGTCGTGCCCATATACGCGACTGGCTGCTGCATAGCAGTGTCGTATGCGATGTTAATTACGGCTAGTTGTGTTTTCTGTGCAGCATCTAACAACTGTGCCGCTGTGGGGGTTGGCATTGTGTAAGATGACATACCTTGAGGCCAGCTTGGTAATGCTAAAGCAGCGCCGTCCATATCGTCGTGTACTTGATTGTTACTGTCTATCCACAGTGCCATTTTATTTTCCTTTAGCGTAGTTCATAAACACTTCCTAGGGTGCCACCAGATAGGGAGAATGAGTAAGCTCTATAAGGGGGAATCGTTATTCTGCTAGAGCCCTTCTGCCCGCTGATTGATGCTGGTGCCCCTAAAGTTACCCCATCTATCGTAAAACTTAGGTCGCTCCCCCCGTCGCTTGAATATTGTACCCATAACTCAATTGGTTTGCCAGTAGTGTTGTAATAAGTAGTTCCGGATGTTCTAGTTACTGATTGCCAAATCTGCCCGTAACCAAATCCACTCAACCCTGCCATTGCTTCACCAACACCGACAGGCTGCACCAACGTAGGACTAGACCATCCAGTACCGCTAGTCCATGTAGCATCGACACGCCCTACAATTCGGTACTGCGATGCGGTTGATATTGCACTTGTAGAGTACCACACGTTTGCAGCAGTAGAGCCTGAACCCATCGCAGTTGTAGTAATCAGATTAGTTTCATCTAGTTGCAAGCCCCCAGTCAAATTGCACACAGCTAGTTGAGGCGAGCCTGCATTGTAAACAATTGCGTAAATTAGGGATGTAGCAACTGCTGTTGTTGCGCCCAATGAGGCAGCCGTACTATTCATTGCCAGCGTTAAGGTGCTGGTTACGTTGTACTCAACAGGAGTACCAGTAGTCAGTACAGTATTGCGGAAATCTACTTTACCAGTGCCAAGTGACGCGGAGATTAGGGCCGATGCAGTTGAGGCAGTGAAGTTTGGCATCGAGCTGGAGTATCTTGTGTTGGCATAGGATTGTGTAATACTGTTAGCAAGGACAAAGGCCGTAGTTGCAATCGCTGTACTGTTATCCGCCACAGCAGGTGTTGGTGCTGTTGGCGTACCCGTTAGTGCAGGTGAGTTCAGCGGAGCCGCCGCATTCGCTGTAGCTGTCACTGACGCAATCGCTGCGTTAATATCATTAAACCCAGCCGCAACAGCCCGCAGCTCCACCTTATCCCCTGCGTTCCAGGCCATTGCAGTCGTATTGTCATACCCACGGACTATAGTAAAGGTATCTGACGACCTTGCCGTGACCTTCACAATCTCCACATTGCCAGAGTTATTGGCCAGTGTACAGTAAAAGTAGTCCGAAGCAGTCAGTGCGGGGAACAATCCACCTGCCCCAGACTGTACTGAGAGCGATGTTGCGGAATTACTAATACCTGCTGCCAGTGTAGTAGTAGCATTATTTGTGAATTTCAGTCCCATACTTTACCCCTTAACCGATTGTGATAGACCAAGTGATTGTAAGCACATCAGTAGAGGCTTTATTAACCACTGAAAACACAACACGTGACAACATCACGCCAGCTGTTGCTGCATTGAAAATTCCTGCCTCAGTCAATGCCCCCGTACCTACGCCAGCACCGAAAGTCGTACTCACTGTTGCCACGTTAGCTGACACACTCGATGTGGTAAAGGCCTGTCGGACAAGTTGAGACTGCAGAGCTGTATCACCAGTTGTTGGTGACGTCGTGCCAGTCCCAAGTGCCATTTGAATAAAAGGCTGCGTCAAAGAACCAATAACCCCACCAGCCAGGTAATTCTTCCCTGCCTGAACTATCAGATTATCCAACTCCCTGCTGTCTTTTACCACTCCATCCGCAGTTGTCAGTACAATACTGAGCTTACCTGCAACTTCTACCATATCCTGTATCATAGCGAATCCTTATAAGTGTTAGCTGTAGCAAATAGCTTATCCTAATACCAATGTGTTTAATGCACTACCATTCAGGCTGGAAGCTGAGGTAATGGTAAGGGTGAAGGTTTCCGATGAAGTGGTACTGTCAGCAAATGATTCTTTATCCCCCAGCACCACAGACTCAGCCAACAAGGCCTGTTCGTAATTCACCACCGCAGCACTGGTAGCATTCATCGCACTGCCATTCAGCACACTGCCATTAAGTCCATCAGGGCTAGCAGTGGCAACGCCGATAATCCGCGACAGGTTAAACGAAAGCCCTTCAGTAATGTCAGCCTCGTCAGCAAAGCTCCTATCGTATTCAGTCGGAACAAACTGATCATCCGTAGGCGGCCTAGTCCAGGGTACTGCCAGGTTCTCCCGCACGCCCCTTACAAAGTCCTGGGGGTTCCGCACTTCCTTGTGCGAACGGCAGACGTAATGCCCATCCCAGGTTTTGACTCCATCCTGAGACTTCCGCTTAGCCCCGCACAACTCGCAGATAAAGTTCCATTGCCCTGATGCCCAGTAATTGTTGGAAGCCATAGTTAGTTTCTCGCGTGTATTACAGTGTTGTAATACGCCCTAGTTATTTGAGCCGTTTTGAGACGTTTTACCCCGCTACCCGGTACTAACCTACCCCCCCACAATTTTAACGCCGTACACGCCCGCATAACACGCGGAAACGGCATAGAATAGCCCAAATACCAAACATCTACCATTCCCAGCTTTCCGCATACCCCAGCGCCTGCAATTCCGGCAACTGCGTCTCCAGTCTCTTCCCGATATCATTACGGTAAATGGGGCTGTTAGGAATAATGAGTTCCTTCACGCGTTTGTAAGCACCGTCAATAGCGCCTTGCACTGTTCCTGCTACCCCGCTCACCGTCAAGAGATAGTTCCCAGCAGACACCAGCATAGGCTTGCCGTTGACAATCCCGCCCTTGAGTTCACTCGGATGCAGGTAGTAGCGGTTGCTGTCAGTGATTCCGAAGATAGGGTAGCCGCTGACCTCATCCCGCGTCAACTTGCCGTAGGGGAAGTCCGGTATCGCAACCACAACACCAACTGCAACGCCCGACTTTGGCGCAAAGCTGCAGGCCCCTCCGCGTACTGCTTCCAGCATCCACCCTGCAACATCCCCATGCAGGACTTGCTGAATCTGGAACAATGGCCAGCCTGGGCGTGTGGTGAATTCGAGCGGCCAGGGCTTTCCGGCTTTATCAATGATAACTGCAACGTCGATGTAGCCTGTGTAGCCACTGCGGATGAGGGCGGCTTCGAGCGGCAGTAGCATTTCCCGTGCCAACAGGGATTCCTCTGCGCTGCAGTACTTCATTGCCGTGCCCATTTCCCCAGTGTTGACACCGATCTCCCCTGGCATGAGCTTCTTGAACTCGAAGTTTTCGAGGAAGTGCGGCAAGAACCCGTCGCGGCCGACCCACCCACCGACTGCCATTTCGATGCCTGGGGTGAATTTCTGGAACAGGAAGGGAACTTTCTTCTTCATTGTGCGCTTCCAGCGCTCCAGCATGAACATCATGTCCTCGGGGCTTTTTGCAACATAGCTCAGGGCTTTGTCAGCATCCCCAGTGGGCTTGGATACATAGCGGCCAGGGTTCGCGTTGAGGTACGCGATTGCTTCATCGTAGTTGCTGAAGATGGTGCTCTCCATGCAGGCAATCCCGTGGGCCTCCAGCACCGCCTGCCCAGTCCCCCGTTCGAGTTCCCAGGTAGTGCCTTCCACATTCGGCCCGAAAATGGGGTAGCCCTGCTCCCTGTAGCGCTCAAGTTCCCGCGTGAAGCGCGCGTTGTCAGTGAGGAAGATCAAATCTGCCCACTTCATCCAGCTCTGCCAGTTCGCCACAATGTCAACCAGCCCCCGACCAACAGGAATATCCCCGCCTGTGCGAGTGTCCTTGGGATACCAGATTTTGACCGTGTGCCCCTGGGCTTCGCAGCGGAGGGCGAAGTCGAGTCCTGCAGCCATTGCGTCGATGATGAGGATGTTCATAAGGTGCGCCGGGGAAAGTGCTGCTGATGTGGGGGAGTATAGGGGCAAGGAGGAAGGAGAGGCAAGAGTACAGCCGGGGCGGCCGGAGGGAGGGCGGAACAATTTCAGCTGCAGCAAGAAGAAGCGGTCACGTACGCCTGTGTTGGGGTTATTGGGGTGTATTACAACATTGTAACCCGCCCCAATAACCCGCCAGGCCTGCTCCAGTTATGCCGCAGCTGGGCGCCCAACCCCCCTCGTACCTGCAGGTTGTATTGCCGCGCCCGCCCAACTCACCCTGGTATGGTAACACTTTCCAATGCACTATGTCAAGTGCGCGACTTGTGCTCGTGTAGTCCACGCCATTAGTAAGTAATACGAGAGGACAGCAGCATTATTCCCCCGTATTACACCGTTGTAATCCGCCCTAATAATTCTCCTTCATCCTCTCTTCCTCTGCCCGCATCCCCTCCGCGTGCTCTTGCGTCCGCTTCCTCTCCACTTCCACGCGCGCCCCGTACAGCCACGCTATTCTCTGCAGGTGCTCCATATCTCCCTTGGTCATCTCTTTCCCGCTCTTCGCAAGCGGAGCAATTGCGGCAGCAACATCCGAGTCCCAATACGCGGCCAGTCGCAACCGCGCAAGCTCCTCTGTCTTAATCTTAAACACGTACTTCCCTGCAGCCTCCGCCATCAAATACGTCTTGCTCACGCCCAGCGGTGTATCCAGGTTCCTCGCGCGGGAAATCGCCGTCTTCACTGTCGTACCAGTTGCCTGCTCCAGTGGGTCTTTAATCTTCGCCAACTCCACTGCAGTCGGCGGCTCCACCCTCTTCAGGATTGCCCCCGCCTCAGCAATATCCACTAAATTTTGCCAGTGCCCCTTCCCAAGCTGCTCCATCACAGGTTTCAGCGATGCCTCATGCGCCTTCAGGTACTCAAGGCTATCTCCCTTTTTCCCTACGTAGTCAGCAATGCTCCGCGCAATTGCCTGCTTGCTCTCGTGGGTATTTGCACCTTCCATCAGCGCTCGCATCACCTTCGGGTCATTCATAGCACTTGCGATCAACTTCTCCGGTTGCTCATTCCCTGCTACCTTCGCCAGTATACTGTTGTCGATAGCCTGCCTCTGCGCAATCAGCTCCACCCGCCGATTCAGCATCGCATCTCCCATCTTCTGTGCATCCTGGAAATACTTTGCAGTCTCTGGCAACTCACTCATCGCTTGATGATGCTGGGCGAGCCAATTCCGCGCCGCCACCGCATTAAACTCCCCGGTTTTCATCGCTGCTTTCGAGTAACTATCCAGTAACCCATCATGCAGCAACTCCGCAGCACGCGCATCATTCCCGTAGATAGCGAAGAAGTCCTGCACACCCTTCTTTTTATCCCCAGCGCGCAGAATAGTCTTCGTTACAATATCCTCAGCATCCCGTGTTATCCCATTCCTCCCACGCTTTGCAATCTCGCCACCTGCACCTTCCTTGAATATCTGGGAGTACCGCGCATAATTCTGATTGAACTTAGAGAATTTCTGCCCCAGTTCCCCATACTCCGCCCCATTGTACACATCGACTTTGCTCTTCAGATGCATACGCAATTCATTCAGGTAATGCGCTTTGCTGCTATCACCAGCTATTGTCGCGTCAGCCCATTCCCGATTCGCCTGCTTGTACAGGCTATGGAGTTCCTCAAAGCTCGCCTCATCCCGTCCGGCTTGCCCTTTCACGACCTTAGTCGTGTACATCGGCTTCAGCGCGCCAGGTTTCGACACAGCTTCCCGCACAAACGTATCCGCCGTCGCTTGTGGGTACTCTTTCAACACTTTCGCAAACACAGGCGGCATGTTCTGGAACGTAGCTGTATCTGCCGCGACCATCTTCCGCACTGCTTCTCGCGTATCGGTCATGTCAGAGACAATTCCGAGTTTCTTTGCAGTATTATACACGCCCGCCAGTTGCTTCGTATTCGCTGCTTGCGCAACGCCACGAGCTTCCCAGTACTTCTCCCGCAGCGCAACGCCAATAGCTTCGTTATCCACTGTCCTGCGGAACTTATCTGACAAGGCTTGAATCTCCGCCTCATTCTTCCGTTGCAGTAAATCCACATCTTCCCGCTTCAACTGCAGTTGCAACTTCGCAGGGTCTGTCAAATTCTCCGGCGGGAGTTTCCCTTCAGTCGGCACTGTCCCTGGCTTGGCGCCAAAGGTCTTTTCCTTGAAGGCCTCAATAGCGGCGAGGTTCTTCGCTTGCACGGCACTGGCCTTAGCCACAGCCTCTGGCGACTTGTTTGCGACTTCTTGCGCAAGGGCTACCAGACCTGGGGCTCCAGTTGCCTGTGGTTGCGTCGGGCGAAAGCGTTCGATTTTTTTCGTCAACTGCAGCGACCTCGCCACATTCTGCGCACTGTTAGGTGCATGGTCAAGTGCATGGTTGATTTCCTTCGCCAGAATCTTATTGGCCTGCGCGCGTTGTGCCTCAGCCGACCAGCCCACTCCACGTTTGTTCGCCTCTGCCATGGCCTTTTCAGCCCCAACCTTGGCAAGTTTCTGCCCTGCGACTAGCAAGGAAGGCCCGGCAATGCTTCCCACAACCCCACCAACTTGCTCACCTTGCTCAGGTGTCAAGCCGAAGGCAGCGGCGTTATTCCTGCCCCATTCCTTGCCTTCCACCGCAGTTGTGGCCGAGCCGACAGCGCTCAGGGCGTGCTTCCCCGCTACCAGCATCCTGGTGCCCTTCTCAGCTGCACCAACCTCGCCAAGCCCAGGGAGCATCGCGGCGCCAAGGAACCCAGCGATTTCCCCTTCGTACTCCGTGGCCTTGCTGATATGCCCATAGATGTCAGTTGGAGCTTTTGTATGCTTTACACCAAGAAGCTGCTCCCAGCCACGGGTAACCATGCCGATACCGCCCACAGGGTCATCACTCACAGGGACGCCTAGCGCCCTAAGGCCTTGATTCACCGTACTCACAGCGGCCCCGCCGAACACACCCAGGGCACTTGCTACGCCTTCCTTGGCCTTGTCAATGTTGTACAGTGTGTTGCTCTCAGGTGCATGACGTATGGTATCTGGGTGTGCGTAGGAGGCAGCGTTAAGCTGTGCCAGCACGGAGGGGTCGGTAACAGTCTTGCCAGTTGTTGCCGCAGTTGCAGGCGCACTACCTTCGGCTGCATTTAGCTGCGCCAGCACATTCGGGTCTGTTACAGTTCCTGCCATGTTGTCCCCACTTTCTTGTAGTGTTTCCCGTTCAGCAGCATGACCCCATTAGGAAGGGCGTGTACGCCAGGAACAGCAGTTGGTTTTGCGCCTGCCGGAACTTCTGCTTGCGGCTTCACCCGATTAAAGTCACCTTGTATCCCCACAAGTTCAGGGTCAATACCAAAGTTCTTTGCTTGTTGCTTTTGGTAATCTTCCATCTTCTGCAGTTGCGGATCAATAACCTTATCTTGCATCTCTTCCAGCATGTGTTGCAAGTCCGCACGGTCTTTGTCGGAGTACTTCCCTACGACATGCTTGGATAGGAATCCAGTCACACGGTTCGCCACATTACCAAAGGTGTTGTTATCAGCGTAGTTTTTTTTAGTTGCGCGACCTTTGAACTGCCCGAAGGTGGCTACAAGGGCTTGACGGGCTTGTTGGTCGCCCTCAGCACTGTCCAGTGCCAATAGCCCTTGCACATCGCTGATACGCTCCCGATCTTCCAGCGCCGGTTTTGCTACTTGCTGCAACTTTGTATTCAAAACTTGTGCATGTGTGAACTCTTTGTCAGCTTGAATCCGTGATCGGCTATCGGCATGAGCTTCCCTCCTTGCCTCTAGTTCACTCCTACGCAGTTGCAACCCCATCTGCCGATACGCCTCTGTTTCAGCATCCCGTGCCTTCTTCTCCTCAAGTCGTTCTTTAGCCTCCGCAGCTTTCTCATCCCGCGCGGCTTTCAAGTCCAGTTCCTTCTGCAGGAACTCTGCCTTTTTGGCCGCATCCATCGAAGAAGTCGCTTGCCCCTTTGCCCAGGCAGAGTACCCAGGTGTCCCAGGCTTCGGAATCAGGGCAGCATTACCGCCACCAGCCAAGTAAGCCTTTTCAAGTTCCTGCGCACCTTCTGGGGTAGGGTTATCGGCATAGGCTAATGCTGCGGTTGCGGTTAATTCTTGCAGTTGCTGGTGCTGCTCTAGCACATCCGCCTTCTTTTGCCGCGAGGCCGCTTCAGTCTGAGTTGCCAGTTGCATCATGCTGGCAGCATCTTCCAGCTTCCCTTCACTCGCAAGTTTGGTAAACTCTTTCTGATAAATTGCGGTTGTTTTGTCCAGATCACCCGCAGCAGTCCCATCAGCCCTAAACTGCGCGGACAAATCCCGACCGATTTCAACCTTTGTGGCAAGTTGCTGCTGTTGCAGTTGCATGGTAAATGCATTCATCTGGAGTTTCTGTTTCCCAAGCTCCAGTTGCTGCTGATTGGCATCGTATTGCTGCTTGTAGTCTATGATGTAGCCAGCTTGCTGGCCAAGGCCTTTAAGAAATCCGCTTAGTGCCATGATTTAAGCCTGAAATGAATCGGCATAACCACCGCCATAGGAAGGGTCACTATACCCACTATAGCCGCCGTAGTCATACCCACCAGAGCCATATCCGCCGCCGCCATAGTCATACCAGCCGCCGCCGCTGCCGCCGCCGCCGCCGCCGCTGCCACCACCAGACCCGAAGAGGTTTTTGACCGCTGACCCCACTGCGTTCCCAATTGAAGTTGCACCAGCTTGCTGTTGTTGTCCAGCTCCGTTAAGTATCTGCCCTGCTACTCCAGGATTTCCGATGTTAGCCCCGGCAAGTTGTGACAAGCGTGCAAACTGATTCGCGTACTCGTTTGCTGCCTGGTTTTGACCATACATTATACCGGCAGCTAGTGCATTCCCACTTCCTGCCATACCCCCAGCTGCAAGCGTACGTTCCTGCCCAATCAGCCCTTGGTTATAGCGGAAAGCATACGAAGGGTCTTGGACAGTCATTGTCTGGCCAGGTCGCATCATGTTGTTAAGTTGTGTTTGGTACTGCCCGCGCTGGGGAGAGTAAGGGTCAGATGCTGCGGCTGCTCCTTGTGCTCCCGTTGGGCCACTAGGGTCTGGGGCCAGTGCGCTACTGACTACCGACCCCACAACTGCTGATGCCACTGCTGCGAAAGGCATTATGCTACTCCTTTATCAGTGCGAATACAGATTATCGCAGTTATCCGGTCAACATTACTATCATTCCTCACCCAATGCCCTTCCTGATTATTAAACCAGTACACATCTCCAGGTGCTGCAGCTAAACCACCATCTTTGAAGTTAAAAGATTGCTCAGGTGCGCTTTCCAATTGTATCGCGTACTTGTCGTAGTAAGCTGCGTGCCAAGAGCCCAGATCAGTGTGCGTGTAAACTTGCTTGCCAGGCCGCAAGCGGGTAATCAGTATGCCGCCGAGCCTTTCTCCTTTTACGTAGTGCATCAAGTCCAGTGCCATTTTCCGCAAACTGGGGAGCCGTTCGATCGCTGGATACCACACCGAATCGTGTTCAGCATTAAAGAGTTCTGGAGCGGTATCCAGTACTTCCTTGCGATTGTACCGCACCCAGATATCATCAACTTCCCGATGGGGGCTAGTTGGGTCACTGGTGCGGTAGGTATGCTCATTCCAGAGCTGGGGATTATTCTTAAGCTCCAGCAATAGAGGTACAACATTCAACCCACGGGCCAAGAGAAGCATATTATCCATTTGCGGCCACCTTCAGTCGTTCAAGTGTATCTTGCATGGCATCTTCCGTAGCGCGGAATTCAATCAGCGTCTCGTCAACATCCTGCACTTCTGTCACATCTGTTGCATGTATGCAGTACCAGACCACATCAGTCAGAGCCAGTATCCCATGATGCTTCCCAGCCTCAATATGCAAGCAGCAAGGGGCAGTGCGTTTCACCTGCACACCCTCAATATCCAGCAGGACTTCCCCCTGTGCGAGCACTGACAAGTGACCAAATTTATGCTTATGCTGCACCAAGATGTATCCTTTCGGTATGCAGGCTTCCTTTGCGTACATCCCGCCCTCTAGGTAATGCTGCACTTCTACATTGTGTATCATCGTGAACGCTCCGAAGGTGTAAATTGCACTGATGCTTGCTCTTGCGCCAGGGGGGAAGTGAAGAACCCCTCTTTGAACTTCATAGCTTTCATGCTAATCTCCTGTCTAGTTGCAACTGGTGTTTGATATTCCAGCGCGATTTCATCCGCGAGCGCCCACTTCAGCATATGAAAGGCTTCTTGCGGAAAGTCTGGGTTATCCGTACTGAGGTTGAAGTCCTGTATCTGCCGCTGTATTACAACGTGGTAAGTGTGGGTAGAGTCAACCGGAACAGGAAACATTGTGATTGTCCCTGCGTTAATCTGTGGGTCATAAAAGGCT